TCAAAGATAGATCTTAAGATAAGGTATTATGATACTACTTTAAAGTTTTTAGAGGAAATTATTAAAAATGTTTCTAACAGAACATTTCAAATTAAGAATGCAATTGAGTGGAATAAGTTCCAAGCAGGTATGTAGATTATAAATATATGAGTAGATCTAATATTAGACGATGAAACCTACTCCAAGAGAAAGTAAAGTAATCCACGAGAACTATGAGAAGGTTGTGGAGTATCTTATATCCGAGCAATATGCAACTGATGCTGCTTCAGCAGATAAGATCATCTCAGGTATGAGTCAAGATTGGTTTGATACTATTGTTGGATAAATGAAATCATTTAAACAATTTCAAGAAGCTGCCATTGCTGCTCCTCTAGTAGGTGCAGGAGTAAAAACTCTTCTAAAAATTGGAGGAGCATATGCTACTGCTAAAGGAGGCGAAAAGATTCTTAAGGATTTATTAGGAACCAAAAATGATCCTAAACCTATGAAGGATGTTTATAATAAAGATCTTACAGGTAATGCGAAATTTGATAATAAGTTAGATCCTACAGGAGATCAAAGTAAAAAACCATCATTAGGAAAATTGAGACAAGGTGCTAAGATAAGAAAGCAGCAGAAAAGAAGTCGGATAAAAAAAGATATAAAATAAGTCTCTAAATAATCCTACATTGGTATAGGATTATGAGTCATTTGATTATATCAAAGAAGAATGAAGTCTACTTAAAAGTAGAATCGGAACCGCATGTGTATTATGAACTTGCGGATCAATTCACCTTTGAGGTACCTGGTGCAAAGTTTATGCCCACGTATCAGAAGAAATATTGGGACGGAAAGATAAGGTTATTCAATACTCAGAGTGGTGAAGTTTATATTGGGTTATTAGATAGAATAGTTCAGTTCTGTAAGGATCATGGATATACCTACGAGTTTGTAGAGAGTAAGTATTATGGTCTTCCGTTTGAGGTTAATGATAGGATCTCTAAGGAAGGTGTAAAGGATTATATGACTGCTATCTCTAAGCATAAACCTAGAGATTATCAGATTGATGGTGTATATGATGCTCTTAGAAATAATCGAAAGTTACTCGTATCTCCAACTGCTTCTGGTAAGTCGTTGATGATATATGCCATCATTAGGTACTTTGTTGAGAATAAGAAGAATACACTGATTGTAGTGCCTACAACATCCCTTGTAGAGCAGATGTATAAAGACTTTGCTGATTATGGTTGGGATGTAGGATCCTACTGTCATAAGATATATGCTGGTAGAGAAAGAGAAACTGATTCGCAGGTTATTATTACTACTTGGCAATCCATATACAAACTACCAAGAAAGTATTTTGAAAGATTTGATGTAGTAGTTGGTGACGAAGCACATCAATTTAAATCTAAATCTCTTGTTGCCATTATGACTAAGTTGGGTAATGCCAAGTATCGTTATGGGTTTACAGGAACTTTAGATGGATCAGAAACTCATAAGTGGGTATTAGAAGGTTTATTTGGTCCTTCATATAAAATTATTAAAACGGACGAGCTCATGAAGAAGGGTCATGTGGCGACGTTGGACATTAACGTGCTTCTATTGAAACACCCTGCACATAAATTTGAAACATTTGAGGATGAAGTTCAGTATATTATTACTCACGAAAAAAGAAATAATCTTATTAGAAATCTAGCACTTGATCTTAAAGGAAATACTCTTATTTTATTTGCTAGGGTAGAAGCACATGGAGAGCCTCTTTATGAGATGATAAATAATAATACAGTGGAACATAGAAATGTTTTCTTTGTTCATGGTGGAGTTCCAACAGAAGACAGAGAGGAAATCCGTGAAATTACCGAAAAACAAGACAACGCTATTATTGTTGCTTCTTATGGTACTTTCAGTACTGGGATTAATATCAAGCGTCTTCACAACGTCATATTTGCAAGTCCGTCCAAATCACGGATTAGGAATCTCCAATCCATCGGCAGGGTATTAAGAAAAGGAAACGGAAAAGTAAAAGCAACTTTGTATGATATTGCCGATGATATCAGCACTAAGTCAAGAAAGAATTACACATTAAATCATTTAATAGAGAGGATCAAAATTTATAATGAAGAAAACTTTAATTATGATATAGTAAATATACCAATCAAAAACTAATGCAAGAAGAATTTCATGGGGTTATAAAATTAATAACAGGAGAAGAAATCTTTGGATTGGTATCTATTGATGAAAATGACGGTGATCCTGTTATTATGCTTCAATCTCCAGTCATAATGAAGGTCTTTAATAATCCTACAGGACAATATGTAAAGATAAAACCTTGGTTAGAAATACCAGAGGAAGATATATTTTTAATTAAATATGATAAAATTATTACTATGACTGAAATTAAGAATGAACAAATGATTCAATTCTATGATAGATATCTTTCTGATAATGACTTTGATTTTGAAATAGATGGAAGAGTAAATCTATCTGATCATATGGGATTATTATCAACTGTAGAGGATGCCCGTAAAAAACTTGAAGATATCTATAAACTTAATATAGAAACCTAATACTATCTCTTCACCCCCTACAAAGGGTATTGTACAGATAAATTGATACCTTGTCAAGTTGAGTAAATAATGTTATAATATAAACAATTATTAAACAGGATATATTAATGTTATGGCTAAGAAAAAATCAGAACATTATGTAAATAATAAAGAACTCTTAGCAGCGTTAATAGATTATCGTGCTGACGTTGCTGTAGCAAAGGCAAAGGATTTACCTAAACCACGTATCAGTAATTATCTTGGAGAGTGTTTTTTAAAGATTGCTACACACCTTTCTTATAAACCAAACTTTGTAAACTATATGTTTAGGGATGATATGATCTCTGATGGTATAGAGAACTGTGTTCAGTATATTCATAACTTTGATCCTGCTAAGTCAAAGAACCCTTTTGCGTATTTTACACAAATTATTCATTATGCTTTTTTAAGAAGGATTCAGAAAGAGAAGAAGCAATTAGAAATTAAGACAAAGATAATTGAGAAGACTGGATATGATGAGGTTATGGTAGTAGATGATGGAGCTTTAACTTCAGCAAGTTCTGATTATAATACTATTAAGGATAATATTCAGTATAAGTCTGGTAATAGATGAAAATAGCGATAATAACGGATCAGCACTTTGGTGCTAGGAAAGGATCTAAAGACTTTCATGCTTATTTCAAAAAGTTTTACGATAATGTCTTTTTCCCGTATTTGGAAGAACACAAAATTGATACTGTTATCGATATGGGTGATACCTTCGATAATCGTAGATCTGTAGATTTATGGTCTATTGATTGGGCAAAGGAGACTTACTTTGATAGGCTCCAAGAAATGGGAATCACACTTCATAGTGTTGTTGGAAATCATACTGCTTATTATAAAGATACAAATGAAGTTAATACTATAGATTTGTTATTAAAGGAATATGATAATGTAATAACTTATGCAGAAACAACTTCTATTGAAGTGGGTGGATGTAATATTCTTCTTGTGCCTTGGATTAATGAGGAGAACAGAGAGATGAGTCTTGGTCTCATTAAGAAATCACAAGCACCTGTTGCTATGGGGCATCTTGAATTGAATGGATTTGTTGCTACTGCTGGTCATGTAATGGATCATGGTATGGATACGACTCCGTTTAAGAAATTTAAAAAGGTTTATTCTGGTCATTATCATACAAGATCTAATAATGGGAATATCTATTACCTTGGTAATCCTTATGAGATGTTTTGGAATGATGTAAATGATACTAGAGGATTTACGATATTTGATACAGAAACCTTAGATCATTTTCATGTTAATAATCCATATAGGTTATTCTATAAAATTTATTATGAAGATCATAATTATAAGCTATTCAATACTAAAGAATTAAAGAATAAAATTATTAAACTTATAGTAAAGAAGAAAACCAATCAAAAGTTATTTGAAAAATTTATAGATAAGTTATACTCTACTGGAATACAGGAACTAAAAATTATAGAAAATTATGTTCTTCAGGAAAGTGAAGATTTTGTAGCAGAAGAAGATGAAAATACATTATCATTTTTGAATCGATATATTGATGATTCTGATTTTGAATGTGATAAGAATATAATTAAGGGTATTTTACAAAAACTTTATGCCGAGGCTTGTGAGGTTGACTAATGTGGTTACTCACTTTAAGATCAGATAAAAACAATAGAGAAGAAGGTGCTTATGCTGTTCATAATAAGTATGGTGAAAAAGTTCTCTTTATGTTTCAAAAAGAAGATGATGCTAATAGATATGCTATGATGATGGAGGATCAGGAAGATAGTAAAATGGATGTTATTGAAGTTGACGATAATGTTGCAATTATGACATGTAAGAGGTATAATTACAAATATGCTGTAGTAACTCCCAATGACATTGTTATCCCTCCAAAATCTGAATGATAATTTTTAAAAAAATTAGATGGAAGAATCTTCTATCTACAGGTGATCGTTTTACTGAAATTGATTTTCGTGAAAATGCTACAAATCTAATTGTGGGTACTAATGGAACTGGAAAATCAACAGTTCTTGATGCTTTGACTTTTAGTTTGTTCAATAAACCCTTTCGTAAGATTAATAAGGGACAGTTGGCAAACAGTACGAATGAGAAGGATTGTCTTGTAGAAGTAGAGTTTGAAATTAATACTAAGCAATACTTAGTTAGGAGAGGTATAAAACCAAATAAGTTTGAGATTATTGTTGATGGTGATCCTATGCATAAGGAAGCAGATGATCGTGTCATGCAGAAGATGCTTGAAGAAAATATTCTTAAAGTAAATTATAAATCATTTACTCAGATAGTGATTTTGGGTAGTAGTACTTTTGTACCTTTTATGCAATTAACTGGTGCTAATCGTAGAGATGTGATTGAAGATCTTTTAGATATTCGTATCTTTTCTGCTATGAATACTCTTATGAAGACAAAGATTAGAGATCAAAAGGATGAAATAAAAACTTTGGAGTTGACTAAAGATAATATTAAAGATAAAGTTGAAATGCAAAGGAACTTTATTGAAGAGTTAGAAACTCAAGGTAAGCAAAGAATAGAAGAAAAGAGAGAAAAGATTGATACTCTTATGTGTGAGGCAGAAGACTATGTTCATGAAAATGAATTAATATCAGATGATGTTGTTGATTTAACAAAAGAGCAAGAAGATGTAACTGGTGCGAAAGATAAGTTAAAGAAACTAAACACACTTAAGGGTCAAATTACTCAAAAAGTATCTACTATTACTAAAGAACATAAGTTTTTCACAGAGAATACGGTATGTCCTACTTGTACTCAGAATATAGAAGAAGAGTTCCGTGTAAATAGAATTACTGATGCTCAAACTAAAGCAAAGGAGTTGCAAACTGGTTACAGGGAACTGGAAGACGCAATTCAAAAAGAAGAGGAAAGAGAGCATCAGTTTACCAAACTATCAAAGGAGATTACTAAACTCAATAATGGCATTTCTAAAAATCATACTCTCATCTCTGGATGCAACAGACAGATCAGGGATTTGGAATCGGAAATTCAGAGACTTACCGATCAGCATGCAAACAGAAATACTGAGCAAGGAAAATTAGCAGAGTTTAACGAAAATCTTCAACAAGTATTTAAAAAATTAGCAGATAAGAAAGAAGAGGTCATGTACCATGACTTCGCATATTCTCTGTTAAAAGATGATGGAGTAAAGACAAAAATTATCAAAAGATATCTTCCTCTTATTAATCAGCAGGTAAATCGTTATCTGCAGATGATGGATTTCTATATCAATTTTAAATTGGATGAGGAGTTTAATGAAACTATAGAATCTCCTATTCATGAGAGATTTTCTTATGCTTCTTTTTCTGAGGGTGAGAAGATGAGAATTGACCTTGCTCTTTTGTTTACATGGAGAGAAGTTGCCAGAGCTAAGAATTCTGTGAATACTAATCTTTTAATTATGGATGAGGTTTTTGATAGTTCTCTTGATGGATTTGGTACAGATGAGTTTCTTAAGATTATTCGTTTTGTAATTAAGGATGCGAATGTGTTTGTTATATCTCATAAAGCAGATCTTCATGATAAATTTAATAGTGTGATTAAATTTGAAAAAATTAAGGGATTTTCTAGGATAGCATCATAATAAATAAAAATACTTGAGGATACTTATGGCATATCACATTACAAAAACTAGCGTACTGGGTTCAGCTACTATGTACTATGCTGGTGATAATAGATGGACACAAGCAAAAGATGATAGAAAGGTGTTCAAACTTAAAAAGGATGCTACTGCTGAACCATTTATATGGGGCAAAGGTTGGGATTGTAAGGCTGTAAAAGAATGACTGATGGTGTAGCAAACAGACCAGTTGACATGTCTGATGATTTCAGGGATAATGGTTGGGAGCATTGTAAGTATCTTATAACTGATCCTAGAGCCGATAGATTCTTAAAGAAGAACGATGAACACTCCAAACTGGCAACACCACTCCAAGAAGGAGAGGAAACGAAAACTTAAACCACAAGCTCTACGTGCTGCTAAAGAAAGGCGTAGACACTTGATAAACCGTCTACAGACCGCCCACAAGAGGCGGTTTTTTAGTATAATAGGTGTATCAAACAAACAGATCCATGACAGTAAAGCACGAAATCAAATCGCAACTTGCTAAGCTACTTGCTACTGAGGATCTAGTAGTAGAGCATAAAAAAGTTGAGACTGCTCAGTTTAATGTACAGACAAGGGTTCTAACACTTCCTATGTGGGAGAAGGCAAGTAATAATGTATTAGATTCTTTAGTTTGTCATGAGGTTGGACATGCACTTTATACACCTGATTATGATTGGTCTAAGGATCGTAAGATAGGATTTGACTTTGTTAATATCGTAGAAGATGCCAGAATTGAAAAGTTAATGAAGCGTAGGTATGCTGGAATACCTAAGACTTTCTATAATGGATACCTAGAATTACATGATAATGATTTCTTTGAAGTAGAAGGAAGGGATATTTCAGAGTTTAATCTTGCCGATAAAATCAATTTACATTTCAAGATTGGTAACTATGTGGATATTGATTTTACAATAGAAGAGCAATTATTTGTTGAGAGAGTAAACAGATGTGAGACTTTTGAAGAGGTTCTAGATGTTGCTGAAGATCTTTACAAGTATTGTAAAGGTGAAATGGAGGAAGATATAAAAGAACAGATAGCAGATGCAGAAGAGGAAGAGAGTATGGGTATGGATATGGAAGGAAGTGGATCTGGTATGGATTCTGATTCTGAAGATGGTGATCTTGAAGATGGTGAAGGTGAAGGGTGGGATCAAATTGATATGGATTATCAGAAAACACAACCTGATCAACTAACAATAGAAGAATTACATCAACAACTTCAACATGCTGAGCCAAAAGTAGAAACTGCTGATTCACTTGCCAAGGGTATTGAAAGTCTTATTGAGCAAGGTGGTGTTGAGAATTTTTATGTTGAGATACCAAAGATTGATTTGGATAAGGTTATTATCTCCAATAAAGCAATTCATAAAATATGTGCTGAAAATTGGAAAGGATATGAAGGTAAAAGACCATATAGGTATGATGTAACAGAAGAAGAGATAGAGAACCTAACAGTATTTTCTGAGGTTGATCTTAAGTATAAGAAGTTTAAGAAGTCAGCACAGAAAGAAGTAAACTACTTGGTTAAAGAATTTGAATGTAAGAAAGCTGCTGATGCCTATGCTCGTTCTACAGTATCAAGAACAGGTGTTCTCAACACATCCAAACTTCATACCTATAAGTATAGTGAAGATCTTTTCAAGAAAATAAATGTAATTCCTGATGGAAAGAATCATGGACTAGTATTCATTCTTGATTGGTCTGGTTCAATGGCAGATGTAATGGAAGATACCATCAAACAACTTTATAATCTTATATGGTTCTGTAGAAAGGTTTCTATTCCATTTGATGTATATGCCTTTACACAATGTTTTCCAAATCATGATGAAGAAGGTAGACCAAATGTTGAATCTTCTTATGAACCAAGATCTGGATTGGCAGCATTAACAGAGAGTTTTTCTTTGATGAATTTATTTACTAGTAGTGTAAATGGAAAAGAATTGGAAGAGCAAATGATTAATATCTTTAGATGTGCTCAAACATTTGGTAGGAATTCATGGAATTATTACGGTGTTCCAATTGGAATGAATCTTTCAGGAACACCATTGAATGAAACACTTGTATGTCTTCACCAGATTCTTCCCAAGTTTAAGAGTGATCATCAATTACAAAAAGTTCAATGTGTAATCCTTACAGATGGTGAGGCACATCCAATAAAATACCATAGAGAAGTAACCAGACATTGGGAAGATGAACCTTTCTTAGGAACAAATTATGTTGGGTATAATACTTTCTTGAGAGATAGAAAGACTGGTAATACCTATAAGTTTGGGGAGCATTGGTCTACTATTACTAGCACTCTAATTAATAATTTAAGACATAATTTTCCTGATATGAATTTTGTTGGTATTCGTTTACTTGCCAATAGAGATGCTAGTTACTTTATTCGTCAGTATTGTGGATATGATGGTAAGGATTTTGAGAGAGCAACAAAATCTTGGAAGAAGACTAAAACCTTTAGTATAAAATCTTCTGGGTATGATAGTTATTTTGGAATGTCTGCTAATGCTTTATCATCTGATGATGATTTTGAAGTTGATACTGGTGCTACAAAAACACAAATCAAAAGAGCATTCTTTAAGAGTTTGAAGGGTAAAAAAATGAATAAAAAGATTCTTGGAGAATTTATTGAGTTGGTAGTATAAATAAACATACCTTAATTATAATATAATGCCAAGACTAACTCCTAAAGAGGCACAGGGTTTGATGAATGCGTATGCTGCTGTGTATGCTAAAAAAGAGGAACCAACTGAAGAACCTAAAGTAGAGGATACTCCTCCTGCTGAAGAATCTCCAGAAAATAAATAACTAAAAGAATTGAGTAACATCAAATTTGAATGGTTTACCATTAACAGTATCTCAGTGTTTTGAGATATATTTAAATCGTGGTATAGAATTACAAGAGTTAGGTCAACAGCAAGATGCGTTTGACATGTATCTTCAAGCCATTAAACTTGATCTAGATAATAGTAATGGATATTCTTTAATTACTCAATTTCCTGGACCGAAGAAACTGCGCGGTTTGCGCAGGCATGGGTTATTCTCATAGGTGCTGGAATTACTATGCGAAAGGGATGGCATGTAGCAGTTGATTCACTGC